GTATCTTTCTAAGGTTCCTATGCTCCAGGAGTTTTCTTCATAGTTATAAATTACATATCTTGAGATCTCATCCGTGTTATCTGTGCTAGATGGATAGAAAAACCATATTTCAGAAAACTCTTCGTTGAGGCCAGCAAAACATTTAAAGGCCTGGCTCACATCCAAATCACCAAATACATAATCTTGCACCGAACAAGGCAGCTTTTTAACCGAGCCGTTGTAAAAGTAAAAAGCATTTTTTGACATAAAGAAAACGCCGTTTGGGCCATTGGCAAATGCCTTGGGCCCAATAAGACCAGCGCCTTCATTGATTAGGTTGACTGCAAAAGTAAGTGGTGGCCCAATAAATTGCATGCTGTATAAAGATGTGTCTGTCCAGATCAAAACCTCTTGCCTAGATTTAATGCCGCCGATAATTGTGGATCCGCTTGATAAACGCAAAGAACCAGCAGAGTTGGTGTTGAGTGGCTCAAACTCTAATTCGTTTTCTTGATCGCTAAATGCAATCAACATTGGATCTATAGCTCCAGTTCTTGAGCCGCCACTTAAAGGATCTGCGCCCAATACAATTAAATGTCTGTCTGTTTCAGATGTAATCACTTGTAAAGCCTTGGTCGGCACCTTATTGGCGCCAGATATACCAGATAGCTCTACGGCCCTTGTAGACACGCCATTACTTTCAAGCCACCTGTAAATACCGCCATTGCGTGGGTTGATAATTAAGTTTTCACCATAGTTATCGTGTGTCCACAATCTAAGCTGGTTGGTATCACTCAATGCTGTAGCAGAACCCCAGCCGCCTGCACCCCAGGTGCTTACACCCCAACCAGTGCTATCGACATAAACATCCAGGCCAGAATTAATTTGATACACAGCATCGGTCGCAGATCCACCGTTACCAGAGTCACTTGCGTTAGCTGTTACCGTTACGCCGTCCGTATCTTTAGCCGTAATCTCAAAAGTATTGGTCCCAGTGACCAGGCTAATTTGATATTCTTGGTTTAAAACCACGGCAGTTACTAAGCCGCCTAGAGATACTGCATTTGAAAAAGTAACAAAGTCACCATTGACAGCTCCATGTCCTGTTTCTGTTACTGTTATGGTTGAGGATCCATTGGTGGCCCCGAATGTAGTTGAATTTGTTGAGGATCTGCGAATCGGAGTAACATCATAATAGACGTTACCGTTTTCAATATAGTATTTGTTGGTTGTGCCTATGCCAAGATATTCAGAGCCGTCTAATGCAATCCAGGCATGCAAACCTCTAGGAGATCCAACAAGAGAGCTGGTTCTGTATTTTTCCCAGCCACCTATTTTTTCAACGCGGCCCTTTCTGAACCGAATAAAGTTGCCGTCTACCCAACCACCTTCGTTTGAGTAGTCAGTTTCCTCTTTATTGATCCCTGGTTTAAAATTAACTTTGGTGAGTGGCATTTTTAAATTCTACCATAATAGAAATTTAATTAAGCCAATCTTATAATTGCACCTGTAGCTGTTGCGCCTGGGAAAACAATCGTAAAATCACCTGCGGTAGATGTCTTGTCGCCACCAAAATCAATAGCACAAACTGCTTTATCGCTGTTGGTGTCGTTATAAATCATGCACCCTCTAGCAGTCACAGTCGCATTACTAAATGTTAAATCTGCAAAATCACAGATTGCAGTGGTTCCAGAGGCAACGGGAGTAACATTTGTCAAAGCGCTACCGCCAGATGTGTAATTGGTCCCAGATGCTTGCCCAGTTGTGGTAAAAGCTGTAGTGCCAGCACCCAAAGTTGCCGAAGACGTGTAGAGCGCTAATTTAAAAGAATTGCCGCTGCTGTTAGTAAAGTTATGTGTTCCAACCAAAAGTTCTTGTTTAAAACTTGTGCATATTGCCGATGTAATTGCCATCTTATAGCTCCTTAATAATATCAGCCATGTCACTCTGACCTTGTTTTTTTAACAAATTCACTAGAGTTGTATTTTTAGACTCTATTGCATTTTTAATACTATGTAAGATTACATCATAAACTTGTTTTTGGAAAGCAAGAGCCTGCTGTTTTACATGCTCTGGTGCATTGTCTGAAATGTCACAAATTTTCTTGGTTGCTTGTGCTGCCCAAAATTCTGGTGGGTGGCCACCATTCTCTGTGGCATGCACTGAAATTTGTCCTAGTTCAAATAGTCCGTCAACGTTCATCCTTTGTATGGCTCTGGTGGAGCTACATCCTCATTTATTTTTAAACCTTGCTTTTCTAACTCTTTGTTTATTTCATCGTAAGGGCCAATAATAAACTTGCCTTCATGGGGTATTGCAACCAATGGTTTTTCTAATCTATGAAAACCATAGAGTTTTTCTGTTGCTGGTACGTTTGAGTCTAGGACAGTAGATCTGCCACTCATACCTACCAATATGTCGTTTTCCATGCACTTGCTGATCCAAAACTCAACACACGCTCGGCCCGCCTCGGCAAAGTGCATGTTTTCTTTGTATGAAAAATCTATGCCAAATAGATCTATTCTGCCAACCTTGCTCCACAAAGCGTAAGCTATTGCATAAGCAACCGTGTTATTTAAGTAAGCGCATTTGGTAGCATTGCAAACCTCGTTAATTGGAAACATCACGGGGTTCTTTACTCTCTCGTCAAGCTCGCAGGTAAAAACTGGTACATCTGTGTTGCTAAGTAAACTTGTCATTACATTGGTTTGTAAACCAGCATCGGTACTATCAAAAAAACGACTCGCTGGATCCAGCATAAATATTTTATCGCACGGGTAAGTTGCCCCGGCAGAGTTGATGCACCAGACCTCATCCCATTCACGGCCATTTTGCAGGCCAATAGCAAAATCAACCTGGCTAATCCCTAGGCCAACGATTGCAACCTTTTTGCCTTCTAGGGATTCTTGGGGTGTGTTTTGATTTTCTTCTTTTGTTAATTCGATCACTAATTTACGCCGGTGCGTAATAAATCGTATCTATATTCGTCTCGTGTGCCACGACCTTCTGATAGAGTTTTCATTCTAGCTACCGCCTCCTTAAAGCGTCCCTCGAACTGGCCAACGACATCTAGCGGTTCCTTTAAGAAAACTGCGCCTTCTACTAACGTGCCGTACAACAATGCGTCTGGATAATCCGTAGACAAAAATGTTGTACCGCTGTCACTACCACTCGTTAAAGAGACTGGTTTATATAAATAATGTAATTCTACCGTATAGTCTGCGTCTGGTACAGGTGCCACCTCAAACGCCGTATCATCAAACAAAGTATAATATTTTGGTTGGCCCCTGGTTGTGCTGGTAGGAGCATATTCTTTTACAAACGATGAATGTTTAAAGTCTAAGTAGTCGTAAGTATCGCTGCTGATAACCGCAAGACTAAATGGGGCATAGAAATCTGTTGGCGTGGCCAAAAACCTATTATTGGTAGAAAGAGATCCCTGGACATTTTTTCTTTGTTTCGGCAGCTGAACAAGTTTAAATATTCTGTTTTCAGCCTCCTGGATAAAAGTTGGCAGCTGATTGGTAAAAGTGGTTTCAGAAACTTGCAGATAATCCTGGACCGCTGTTTTTAATGTTGAATATGTAAAACTCATGTTGTTGTTACCGTAACTGATCCTATATTAGCACTTATATCAAAAGTTGTAAGCTGAGATCCTAGTTTTCCATCGCCTACGTTTGTGTAAACCACAAAGAAATTATTGTCTGTGGGTTTTTCTGGCCTTGCATTTCTTATGGCCTGCGGATCCAGTGGTGCGGGCCGAGGCATAATTTGTGGATGCTTAGGATCAAACTGATCTGGGCCCACCAGGAGTCCGTCCCAAGTTTTCTTCATGTCTTTTAATTTATAGCGAAATCCTGTTATGTCACAGATTCCGTAGGCATGTTTACCAGATGCAAATGCCATTATGGGTTGTTGTAACTCCGAATATCTGGAGATATTCTAAATGAGGCTCTATCCTCATCGGTGGATAAGGCCCTGGTAAACTCTTCTTCATACAAACCTTTTAACATAGCGGTTCTTTCTGGCGCTCTTTTTAAAGATATGTAATATGCCAGGCCTGCGGCCAAGCAAGGATAAAACCTAAAAGGCATGTCCAGGGTGTTGGTTGCTGCATCTGAGTCATCCATTCTGGTTAATACATTCATGTAAACCGTATAAGCACTGGACTTATCTGGAGCAGGCCAAACTGTAATAGTCGGTGACAGCTGCTTATTGATAAAAAATTGATTTGGTTTTCCTGTGGTTGATTTAGTAACAATGTGAGAATACTCAGCTCTGCTTAACCTGGTCATGGGCAGATCTGTTGACTCAGAGCCGACAGTTTCTCTAATAAATACATCTAGTACGTCAATCGGTGCTGTGCTGTTGGTACTGTCAATGTTGTAAGACGTGGTGTCTTTTACCATGGCCACTGTTTTTTGTGCAATGGTCCATTGATTTAAACCTCTGTTGGCCCATTCGGCTAACATAAGATTCAGACTTCTGTTGGCTGTTTTAAGATCGTAACCAGTTCTTAGCTCTAAGCCGCAACGCTCAAAAGCCTCTTCTATGTATTCTGCTACATCTGGTTCAAAGTTTTTACTGTTCGATGTCGCCATCTTCTTCTCCCGGAGCGTATAGATTGTTAAACGTTATGTTTGGATCCATATAGCTCTCATGTTGTTCCGCTGAATGTGTCCATTGCGAGGGCATGAAATCCGGTGCCCCTTCGCCTACACGCCACAAAGCAGGGTTTGTTGCTCTTACTCTATTATTAGGTAATGCTACAAAATTTCCAGTGTACTCACCAGCGTCCGTTAAATATAACACATGTGATTGTTTATGTTGAGCCGGATCGTCTGCTATTGAATTTTCTGTGTAATCCACAGTAAACAAATATTTGCCTGTGTAAAACTCGCCACCTATTTTGCAGATCCACGGAGACGAACTGACACGATCCATGGTTATAACCGAATGATGATGACTTAGACAGTCCCAGGGTTGGGCCAAATGATCTTCCATGGGTTCTGGCCAGTCTTCTAACGGTATGTCTGCTACCAGAGCCTCTATTGGCATCCGGGCCCACATAGCACCGCCATGTACGTTTGGTTCATCTTCCATGTCATCTATTTCACAGCCAGTAAAAACCACCTGGAATGAAAGAGATCTATCTGGAATTGTATTGACCGCAATAACCAAAGCGTGCAAATACTCGCCATGGTAATTAGAATGATTAGCTGTAAACTCTTTTCTTACCCAGCATTTAAACTGCGGGATATTTGATATTAAATACGCCACTATATTTAATTATTATATTTTTACAGTTTATCTCTTACAGATTTTGGTATGTTACTAAAACCTGGATTTGCTTTCATTTCAGATTGTAAAGCAGCTCCGCCTTTAGCCATGTACTTAGTACCCTTCATAGCTTTTTGCATAGAAGGAAACATAGAACCTACAGGACCACCAGCTTTCATGCCAGGACCTCTGCTTATTCTAAGACCTAACTCTCTTTCAGCTTGTCGTCCAACATTTCTTAGACCGCTATCTTTACTGTCTATAAAACTTTGTTTCCTAGACATTGGATCAAGTTTGTTTCCACCATATCCTAAACGACCGCCTTTAGACATGTACTTAGTAGTTTTTCCACCCTTAGCCATGTACTTAGTTCCTTTACCTTTCATAATTACTCCTATTATCTTCCGTAAAGACCTATGTTAGATCTTTTGATTATCTTACCACCTCTAGCGGCAAAAGTTTTAACGTTTGTAGGCTTGCCGCCTACCCCTTGTTTCTTTGCTCTTTTCCTGCTGACTGCAGATTTAATTTGTAATTTGCTCATGCTTGCAGCTTTTGCAGCTGGTACACATTTTGGGTATTTTCTTTTGGCGTCTGCTTTTTGTTTAGATCTGCCACACTTTGCATAGCCGCCGCCTTTTTTCTTGGATCCTATGTCAACCCAATCTTCTTTAAACCACTTGGTCAATCCACCTTTTGGTTTAGATCCCTTGCTTATTGATTTGCCAATGCTACTTCTGCTTATGGCCATAATTTTAACTTCTAGGAACTTTTGTAGGTTTGCGCTTGCTGTTCATAATTGCGCCACAACCTCTAGCCTGGAGCTGTACACTGCCACCGTTTTTCATAAATCCCATTTTATTACGAACTTTGGTAGGTAGTTTACCTAGGCCTTTATTGCCAGTTGGCACCGGTCTTAAATCTTTATTACTCACTTCGCCTCCTTCTGCTTTTTTTGCGCC